TTCGAATCTAGGGAAGCTATTTCACAACAGGAGAATGGTAGATATAGAGTTCAACCGAATGTCGCTCAATACTTTGCTAAAGAACACAATGATCCATGGGTGGCAATAGAATCAGCTGCCGAATACACAGGATGGGGACCTGTAAAGCTGGATGGGGATGCTGTTGATCTTCATCGTTCAAGCGTCACATTGAAAACACGTGAAGAACTTTATGAAGCGATTGAAGCAATTGAAAGTGTTTGTGTTGCGAATCTCCCTAAATCAATTATGGATTTGGAAAGACAACACCTTGAAGAAGCGATTTTACAAGCAATTGACGCTATCGTTGCTTTAACACAATACGTTGCAGTCATTTGCAAGGATTACGGATTTTCCTGGATTAACATGTGGAAAAAACATCACATGAAATTAAAAACAAGGGGGTATGTGAAATGAATCGTTCAGATTTTCTTGAAAAAGATCTTGTAAATGCTACTAAGCATTATAAATGCTGCTTGGATTGCCTGCATAGAACCGAGATAGAAATGGCTGATGGGAACTTTGAAATGGCTGAAAAGCGAATAGAAGATTTACAGCGATCCCTTTACGAACTAAAAAGGTTGAAAGAGCGAAAACAAAGATTTGATCAAATGAAAGAGATTGCTAAGGAATTGAAATGCCAAAGGATTGACATTGAAAAGATCGCACGAATCATTTGAAAGGCAAAAAGCTGAGGTGATGAAAAATGATTATAGGCGGATTTATGATCCTTGTTTTTGCCGCAGGTTATTATTGGTGTCTTGCAAATGTAGAAGGAAAAAAATAAAGCAGCAAGCAATGCTTACTGCAAAGCCCTATATCAGAATCAAGATTAAATACATTATGACAGATTTAAACAAAATTTGCAAGACAGTGTTAGACGTATACCTAATGAAATGAGGTGAAAAATTATGATTTACGGCATTGAACATCCTGATATTACACGCACGCTGCGGACTGGCTACCCATTTAAACCGACAGTGATTAAGACTATTGGTATATGTGAAGGTTGTGGGGAAGCAATTAAAGAAGATGAAGAGTTCTTAGAACATCCAGACGGGCTAATTCATGATGATTGGGAATGTGCCTATCTTCTAGTCAAAAAGCAGGCAGAATAAAAGCCTGTGCTGGAAACACAGGCAATAGACTTCGGAAAAGTTCAATTTCCTAAATTGTACCGTAGGGGGCGTGAAAATGCAAGCTGAAATCCTTACCTTAACGGCTGATATGAGCCGGGATGAATGGCTAAAAGCAAGAAAAAATGGGATCGGCGGTTCTGATGCGGCGGCAATAGCCGGCTTGAATAAGTGGAAGTCTCCAGTTGCAGTGTATTTGGATAAAACGGGACAAGCGCCAGATCAAGATCAATCTAATGAAGCTACTTATTGGGGAACCGTTATGGAAGATATTGTAGCCCGTGAGTTTGCTAAAAGGTCAGGCTTAAAAGTTCGTCGTCGAAATGCAATCTTAAAGCATCCTGAATATCCTTTCATGTTAGCCAATGTTGATCGATTGATTGTCGGTAAAAAAGAAGGGCTTGAGTGCAAAACAGCTTCTGAATATCTCAAGGACGAATGGAAAGACGACGAAATTCCTGCTCAATACCTTATCCAGTGTCAGCATTACATGGCTGTAACGGGATATCATGCATGGTGGATCGCTGTTCTAATTGGCGGAAACAAATTTGTTTACAAGAAGATCGAACGTGACGACGAGCTTATTCAATATCTCATTGATATTGAGAAAAACTTTTGGGAAAACCACGTTCTAGCCAATGTTCCGCCGATGTTTGACGGTTCTGATGCATCAAGTGAGTTGTTAAAAGCAATGTATCCTGAATCAGTTCCTGGAACTGAAATCGAGTTACCGCCGGATGCAAACTCCTTGATTGAAGCATTAGACCAAGTGAATAAGGAACTAAAACAGCTAGAAGCCCAAAAGAAAGAATACGAAAACCAACTAAAAGCGATGATGGGCGAAAACGAAAAGGCTTTTGCCGGAGAAAGAATCATCACTTGGAAAACTTTCCATTCCAATAGATTCGATAGCAAGCGTTTCGCCAAAGATCATCCTGAACTTTATAACCAATACGTCAAAACATCAACATATCGCCGATTTGCAGTGAAATAAGGAGGAATAATAAATGGCTACAAACAAAGATGTCAAAAAACAATTAGCTCAAACAGCAAATACACAAGTTGGACAAAATCCAAAAAAGCCAGATCAACTTATTGGTGATTATATCGCGAAAAACTTTAAAGCTATGCAAAGTGTATTACCAAAACACATAAGCGCCGAACGTATGGCAAGAATTGCATTAACAACGATTCGAACGAATCCAAAACTATTAGAAGCTTCTGTTCCTAGTTTGATAGGAGCCATCATGCAGGCTGCCCAGTTAGGGCTAGAACCTGGACTGATTGGACATTGTTACTTAGTTCCGTTCCGGAATGGGAAAACAGGGCAAACGGACGTCCAATTTATCATCGGTTACAAAGGAATGATCGATTTAGCAAGACGATCCGGTCAGATTAAAAATATTTATGCTCATACGGTTTACTCAAACGATGAATTTGATTATGAGCTTGGCTTAGAACCAAAACTCAAACACAAACCATATATGGAGGGGGATCGTGGAGAATTTATCGGTGCTTATGCTGTTGCCCATTTCAAAGATGGCGGTTATCAATTCGAATTTATGCCAAAAAGCGAAATTGAAAAGAGACGACAACGTAGCAAGGCAGCTAAGAATGGTCCATGGGTAACTGATTTTGAGGAAATGGCTAAAAAGACTGTAATCCGACATATGTGGAAATATCTTCCGATCAGCGTTGAGATTCAGCAACAAGCCATGCAGGATGAAGTCGTTCGGAAAGACTTTACATCTGAACCAGAATATATCGATATGGAACATATTGCCATTGAAGGGCAACAGGAAGAGCCGCAAGAAAAGGAGCAAGAAAAAGCGCCAGAATCCGAACAAGAACCTAAACAAGAATCATTGGAAGACATCATTCTTGAATGATCTTAGCCCCCTTTATGGGGGCAGGTGCTAAAGCTAATTTATGCACCCAAGACGGAAAGTAGGTGATGACGTGAGTAGATTGCTACTAGATGAAAAACCTTTGATCATATTGCCTTCCTTAGCTAAAACAGTCGGGTTAAATGAAGCGATAGTTTTACAGCAACTTCATTATTGGTTGCAACAAAGTACCAATATCCGCGACGGATATAAATGGGTGTACAACACCTATGAAGATTGGCAGAAACAGTTTCCGTTTTGGTCAACTAGAACATTGAAACGAATTATTACAGGTTTAGAGAAAAAAGGGATTATCGTATCGGCTAATTACAACCAAATTAGTATCGATCGAACAAAGTGGTATCGGATTGACTACGAAAAATTAGATATGTGGCACGTCCATAGTGACAAGTTGGCACGTCGAAAGGGACAAGTTGGCACGACACATAGTGACAAATTGTCCCCACCAATAACCAGAGAATACACAGAGAATACTACAGAGAAAGTAGTAGTAGTAAATCCGTTTGATTTCTATCAACAAAATTTTGGAGTTTTAAATAGTTTCATTACTGAAGAAATAAGTCAGTGGATTAACGATATAGGTTCAGAACTAGTGATTGAAGCCATGAAAAGAGCATTGAGAGAACAAAAGAAATGGAATTACGCTAACGGGATTCTTAAGGATTGGGCAAACAATAACTTAAGAACCTTAAAAGATGTTGAAGCCTATGAAACTGCTTTTAAAAACAGAAGAAAAAAGAACAATAAAGAAATTGATTGGGATGAGCTGTAATGACCAGAGAAGAATTAAAAAACATCTTCAAACTGTTGGTGAATGTGTATCCAAACTTCGAGGTCTCTTCTGAAAAGCTCAATATCTGGTACGAATTTTTGAAAGACAATGACTATCAGTCAGTCCTAAACAACACTAAAGAATACGTGTTATCTAATAGATTTCCTCCCAGCATTGCTGATTTAAACAAAAAAAGAGAGTCCATCCCACCTTACTACGAAGATTTTGTCTATGACATCAATGCCGGGGAGGACTGGTAAATGAATGCTGAAAAGGCATTATTGGGTAGCTTCTTAAAAGCCAATTATTTGTTAAAAGATACAGTCATTAAGCCTGAACAGTTAGCAGATATGCGTCACCAGCAATTGTATAAGACTATGAAACAGCTGGTACGAAAAGGGAAAAATGTCGATGTCATTACACTATCTACTCTATCAAATTTAGAATCCTTTGGCGGTATATCTTATATCAATGAATTAGCTTCTTTGGCAGATCCTGAAAAGTTTGAAGAGTACGAGGATCTTGTTCTTGAAGATTGGAAGAATCGGGAAAAGCGAAATATTTTAACGCGGGCTGTCGAAGAGGACTGGGAGATCGGAAAAGTGGTCTCCCGATTGGATGATATAAACGAAGCCAAAATGGATGACCATACATCTATTCAAGATGCGCTTGCTGCTATATACGAAGCGCCTTGGCAAAAAGAACAAGACAAAAAAGGTGTCCTTAC